TAGAAACTAGTAGTTCCCTCTGTAGATGCTGTGTTGACTCCATTAGTAGGAGTCGGCTGTTCTATGACCTCCTTAATAAGGTTCTTAGACTTCATAAAGGCTATGTAGCCCTCGATGTCTTTTAAACCCTTAGGAGTGTTTGGAACCAACTTAGGAAATACAGCATTATACAATTTAGACGGGTCTTTATAACCCTTCTCTTTGTAAATGTATGCTATATACTCCAATTTAGGGTCTAATGGATTAGTAACATGATTTTGATTAAGATGATTAACGAGATTTAACTCCTCACCATCTGCATCTACCATAGTACCACCAATATCAGGACCGCCGTCAAAGCCTATAGTATCAAAAAGCCAATAAAGTCTTTTCAATAGTGTACAGGTTTTAATGTTGCCATTTGTTTCTCTATCATAAGAACCCGCAAGTTTCATCTCTATTGGATACTGCGAATCTTCTTGTTTAAGAGTAGCAACTAGGTAGACGTCAGCCCAATCAAATTGGTCTGCTCGGTCTTCCCAATCGACAATCCCTACTTTTTGAAAACCTATCCAGCTTTTACCGCTACCGGATAACTGTAGGTCATCAGGGCGAAAACGAGTATTACTCACTTTTCCTCCTTGTAGTTAAGGATTTCAGATGATATTACTTCATAATCAAATAATAAAACCTTTTGAGAAAGAGGCCTTAAGCGACTGCCTACAACCCTTTCATCATAAGCTTCAAATGATATATAGTATTTACCATCTTCCTTTGATGCTGTAGTGTACCCGATTATATCAGCTTTAGCCGCTAATGAATAACCGAGTCCTCTTGGAAGTTCAGGTGCTAGTTGCACCTTCCCATCTTGTAATTGTGAAGTCTTTGAATGACTTACTAAAACAAGATTTCCACCCTTCTTTTTGATGAGAGCCTGAAACCGTTTGACAATATCTAGATTTCTACGTCTAGCTTTGCCCCAATCGGCTCCCCATTGACCCTCTCCCATAGCTGTGATACCGAGTTCATGAATAACAGAATGTTCAATCCATTCGTTAATCTGACCAACAGTATCTATCACTATAGTATCATATGGAAGTTTATCCCACTCTGTATTTAGCCATCCATAAACTTCTGCCATTGAATAAGCTGGTAACGGGGTTCCTTTATCAGCACCGGAGCGATGATTGAAACCCCGTTCTTCGGGTGGAATAACTTCAGTTTTAGGTATACCTTTATCTGTTACCTGCTTGCCTTTATGCATTACAGGTCTTGTTGGTTGATTTAAGCCACTAATAGCTATAGTATTAGCTCCATCAACAAAGTCAGAGCCAAGGTCAGCATCAAGTAATATGACACCATCTTGACCCTTTGTACTCCACCTTGAAGTGGCTGTGGTTTTCCCAGTTTTAGGCTGACCTATTATAAGATATGTCAGACCGGAAGGCATTGCTTTCCAATCCGTTGATACTTTGCGTACCTGTATCATGTGATACCTCCTTATTTAGATTTGGAGTTACTAGAGTACCAAATTCGACAATATTTGGGCTCAGGCTAGTCCAAATATAGTCATAATACGCTATGTTTGCAACAAGATTATACACTTGAGACAGTCCTAAGGAAACAATATGCATTGTTGCAAATACAGTATGTTTCTGTGAACATGGTTCTGGTGGTACAGTATGAGTCGGAACCCATGTATCCATATAATTATCATTATCCTTTGTTACGGTAACGATTTCCACGCTTGTAGCACCCATTCTAAGGTCTATAAGGAACTCTCTTTCTTTAAACATTTTCCAATTATTATAAACCATCCTTCTTGATTCCATATCATCAGTACAGACAATCACCTTAGTAGTTAATTCTGAAAACTGAGCACCTCCAATAAAATGTTCATATGGATGAAACTCCTGGGTTTCATCAGAATAACTATCAAATAATGAATGAGCCGCTACCCTCTTCATTACAATATTTTCTGTATTAAGTGGATAACAGGTTGTACTAAAATTATGATTCTCTACATCATCGCTATCATATCCATGTACATCTTTCCATCCCATCATGGCTAATCCCTGTACTAAGAATGAACCAATCCCGCCTAATCCTATAATACTTATTACATCTAAGCATTCTTGAGGTATTAGGTCTTTGTTTCTTAAGAATCTACTGTCCATCAGTATGTTTCCTTTATTTTATAGGTTTTTTAAACTCAGAATTAAACTAATTAAACTAATTTTATTAGTCTCTCAAAGGTAAAGGGGGCAATCCTGGGCTATTTCCAATCCCCACATTGATAATAGCCAGGGCAACAAGCGGAGTGTGTGCATGCTTATGCCCCCTTTGTAGTTTAAACTAATCCAATAGCTTGTTGATTAGGATTATCCACCCAGAGGTGTATATCCATATTAGGACATTTCTTCTTAGCCTTTTCAAGTAATTCATGATAAGTAATCTTATTCATTTCATAGCTTTCAATTAGCTCTTCCATTATATCCCAATCTGCCTTAGTACCTCCACTATATTTACTCACTCCATAGTTATAATGACCATATCCTCCAACTGAATTAAGGTGACCAAAACCATTGTAATAAGATGTAGTGGGTTTCTTTGCATCTTGTTTCTTCTTCATTTTCTGAATGTAATTAGCCTCAGCTTGCCAACTCTTATCTATTTCAACATTGATAAGTGGCTCTGTTGCCCCTTCAATTAGTCTGTCAAAACCAAACTGGTCTTTATATGTCAGACATGTCTCGAAGCGTTCATTCTTACTTGCTACTATTGTAGAAAAGAAGATTCCGTCTTTTGATGCTTGTTCTAGTGCTGTTTCTTTATCTGTCTTACTGATAAATGCACCCATAGTATGATGACTGTGAATCAAACCAAGATAATAATCCTTTAATTCAGGTATTTTCTTATAGATTTTGGGTAAAAGCTTACCCATCTTGTCACCATCTATTTCGGTTTCAGCACCACTCCCTAAGTGAATTGCCTTAAAAAACTTCAAGACAACATTCTTAGGAAAGCCTGTTTTTGTTGTTTCAATTATCTCGTACCAGGCTGGTCCGCTCCACTCTTCATTATTGAAGCGACCTAATAGATAATTGATTTTATGCAACATTCGTTCTGGGATTCCCAGGTTGAACAACCTCTTCTTCCCATCTGTAGTGTTCTTTTGCATTTTTCATTCTCCCGTTTAACTGTTTCATACAGATTTTTGTGTATCTTTCTATACCAAGACATACAAAATGATATATTATCCTATTCCTCGATTCTTCATCATCAATTACATTATGGAAAAGAGTAAACATATTGTCAAAGGGTGCTGTATCATCTAACATGTTTCTATCACTAAGATAGTCATCTTCAGATATTTCAATTCCAACCCTTATCAATTCATTTGCATCCCAGACTTTTTCATTATATGCAAATGTCAACATGTTCTCAAGTATGTGAAATGTATTTTGTGTAGAAGAACGAGTTCCCGTATGCCATCTTGGTCCATAGCCTATGTAATCCAACAAAACCACATAGTAATCTTCTTCAGAAAGAAAGCCTCTATTAATGATGCTTTTCCCTCTATTTGCATTACGCATGGTTTCAAATACTTCTCCAATATCAATCATTTCAACACGAGCTTGTTGTGGTCGCAATTCCCTTGCCCTTGAATTTAAGGATTCACTCATTCTTTGTATTAAAGTAGAGAGATTCCAACCAGGAGGATAATTACCATCGCTATCTTGAACTAAATGTATACGTTTTACTGTACCATAATCCAATTTATCAATACCATAGAGCATAGTATCGCCAACCAATCGTTTAGAAATCCAATATGCACATCCAATTTCTTCTGTTAATATATCAGTAATTCCTGTTATCATTCGGTCTAAAATGTGAATAGTAGAATTAAGTTTCTTCATCTTCCCTGATTCAGTATCCGCAGTATTCTTACTACTTATTACAGTAGCTAAATAATAATCATAAATCTTCCATTTGTAATCATCACCATTTTCATGGCATAATTGTTGAATGATTTCATAATTACTTGCTAACCAACTCCAAGTAAGCTTAGGACTCCATCTGTATGATGATTCAATATTCCTAGCTAACCTTTGCCAAAGAAATGCATGTTGAAGGCATTTTTGGAAAGGAAAGAACTCACTTAAGCC